CAGGCGAAGAAATGGCCAAACATAAAACGGGGATTTATAGACAGGCAACCCTTACAAGTATCATCAGGAAGTACTTCGTTACTATTTGTAAGTCAAAGTGGTAATGTTGGTATTGGAACAACAAGTCCTGCAACAAAATTAGAAGTTGTTGGAAATATAAAAAGTTCATTAAGTGGGTATGAGTTTCAGATTTATCCTGCTTTTGATACTAATGTTGTAGGTTGCGGGGCTTCAAGTAATCATAATTTAGCTATTGTAACAAATGCTACTGAAAAAATGCGTATCACTTCAGCAGGTAATGTAGGTATAGGAACAGCATCACCTTCTTATACATTAGATGTTAATGGTTCTGTAAGAGTACAAAATGGGTTAGTAGCACCATTGTTATTTAATCGTATAACAACAACATATACACTTGTATTAGCTGACCAAGGTAAAATGATTGAAGCTAATTTTAGTACTAATCTTGTAATAACTGTTCCTCTAGCTTTGAATGTAGCTTTTCCAATAGGAACAGAAATATCAGTTGTAATGCGTAATACTGGAACTGTGCAAATAGTAGGTGATTCTGGATTTGCAGGATCAGTTACAGTTAATAGTGCAGGTGGTTTAAATACAATTTCAACACAATATGGTGCTGCTTCCTTAGTAAAGGTAGATACAAATGAATGGTATTTATATGGAAATTTAACATAATATTATGATAGCAGCAAGACAAGGAGTTATAGCAAAACAAGGTGGTGGTATTATGTATTATTATTTTGTTGTTAGTAATAGAAGTACATATAATCGTTATAGAAATCTCTCCATAAAGAATTATGTATTTGCTAATACGACTCCAGCATATAACATATATCAAAAACCCGACAATTCAAATACAAGTATAGACAATTATACTCTAGTTGAAACTAATAATATTGGGAATCCTGCACAGAATACTAGCATTAATGGTCAATATAAATATTCACACGGATCTTTTTTAACAACAGTTAATGTGGCTAAACAAGGAGCTACCCTTACTTTTTCATATCCTAATGGCAATACATCAACATTTGGTCAAGCTTTTTATGAAAATATAGTAACTCCTTGGGTACCTTAAAAAATATTTGTATATTTATATATGTCCGCTTTAAATTGGGTGAATTGCTGGAACGTCCTTAGAGCTTTAACTACTAAAATGTAATAATGTTAAAGATTGGAAAATCAGCAGCCAAGCCTGAGATACATCTCAGGAAGGTTCAGAGACTACTGGAGGAATAAAGCTTCCTTAATAACCAGCCAGAGCGCCCAACATGTTTAAAACATGATGATATAGTCCGACCTATATAGAAATATATAGCTAACATAAGTGCGTTGTCGTACTTCGGATAAGCACTAAAACAATTAAAATAAATTTGATAATATAAAATATCATATTTATATTTAAACAATAAACAAAATGGAACAAACAATAACTCCAGAACAAACCACAAATTCAGTAAACGCTGCTTTTGACTCAGTAAACTTAATTAATAATACTTCTACTGAAGTTATTGATGATGAAAAAAAAGATAGAGTAAAAAGAAACATTGAACATCTTGAAGTGATGTTAGCTAAAGAATGGTTTTTAACAGCACTTACGCCTATCCAAAAAACAAATATTGATGCTTGTATTGTGACAGGTAATGCTTATATAGCTTAATATTGTCTTAAATTTGGTTGTTTTCTAAAACAAAACAACATATTATAAAAATCAATATAATTTCTCGTTTTGTATCCCATCTTATATATTTATCGATAGACAAAAATCTAATAAAACATGGCACAAGAAACATTAATTTCCCCAGGAGTTCTCTCAAGAGAGAACGACTTATCTCAAATTACCCAAGGTCCTGTAACCGTTGGTTTATCATTAGTTGGTCCAACAGTAAAAGGTCAACCATACATTCCTACTGTAGTTACTTCATATAGTGATTATATTAATAGGTTTGGTGGTTCTTTTGTTAGTGGTGGTGCAAGTTATGAGTTTTTAACTTCAGTAACTGCATATAATTACTTTAACCAAGGTGGATCTAGTATATTAGTTACAAGAGTAGTAAGTGGATCATTTGTACCTGCTTCTGCTAGTGTATTAATATCTGGTAGTTCATTAGCAGTACCTACTGCTTCATTTGTTCTAGAAACATTGAATTGGGGTTTAATGACTTCTAATACATCAAGTATTTTAAGTAATGGATCTTTATCAAGTGGTTCAATAGATAATATAAGATGGGAAATTAGAAATGTAAATACAGGAAGTGGTAAATTTACTTTATTGATTCGTCGTGGTGATGATAATACAAACACACCTGTTACTTTAGAAACATATGCAAATGTTACTTTAGATCCTAACCAACCAAATTATATTGAAGCTGTAGTTGGTAACCAATCAAAAACACTTCAGTATGATGATGATATGGGTGGTTTTTATATTCAAGTTAATGGTGATTATCCAAACAATAGTCGCTATGTGAGAGTGAAATCAGTAAATGAAAAAACACCTAATTATTTAGATAATAATGGAAATGTAGCTCAAAACTTAAACGGATCAGGAGATCCATTAAATGGATTAAGCTATTCAGGATCAATACCATTTGTTGGATCTGGATCTTATGGTGGTTCATTTGGTGGTGGTACAGGTAATGATATTCCTTATATCGGTGATACTTTATTTAATAAAATTACTACAATATCTCAAGGTCTACCAGTTGCTAACTACACTACAGCTAGTAATATATTGAATAATAAAGATGAATATGATTATGAGTTACTAGTAACTCCAGGTATAACTAAAAACTTTCACTCATCTACAGTAACTAGTTTTGTAACTAATGCTGAAGAAAGAGGTGATTATTTTTATATAATGGATTTAGTTGGATATAATGCTACATTATTAACTCCAACAAACCAAGCCGCTGGTTTAGATACTAACTATGCTGGTTCATACTGGCCTTGGGTTCAAGTAGTATCTCAAGAAACTGGTAAATTAGTTTGGGTACCTGCTTCAACAATTATGGCTGGTGTTTATGCATTTAATGATAATGTAAGTGCTGAATGGTTTGCTCCTGCAGGTTTAAATCGTGGTGGATTAGGTGGTGTAATTCAAGCAGAAAGAAAATTATCTCCATCAAATCGTGATACTTTATATGCTGCAAAAGTAAATCCAATTGCTACTTTCCCTAATGTAGGTGTTACAGCATTTGGTCAAAAAACATTACAACAAAAAGCAAGTGCTTTAGATAGAATTAATGTTCGTAGATTATTAATTAGCTTAAAACGTTATATTGGTAATGTAGCTAAAACATTAATATTTGAACAAAATACAACTATAACAAGAAATAGATTCTTATCTCAAGTTACTCCATATTTAGAATCAGTACAACAACGTCAAGGTTTATACGCGTTCAAAGTAGTAATGGATGAAACAAATAACACACCAGATGTAATCGATAGAAATCAATTAGTAGGTCAAATTTATTTACAACCAACAAGAACAGCTGAATTTATCTTATTAGATTTCAACATTTTACCTACTGGAGTAGAATTCGGAGCTTAATTTAATAAAAAACTATAAATGGAAAATAAAAAACTAAAAGAAGAAATTGATGCTGATAAAGCTGTATCTGGAATAAAATCATCAATGAATTTACTAACTAGTAAAATAACTAATAAATCTGATTTTGCAAAAATAGTCTTGAAAATGATGGATTATATAGCTGCAACAAAACCAAACATAGGAGATAGTTTGAAAACAGATAATAACTTTAAATTAGCTAAAAGATATTTAGATGCTTTAGGTAAAGTAGCTTTAGAAAAACCAGCTGTTGGAGCTAAAGAAAATCCAGCTACAGTAGTAAATCCAGTTACAAAGAAATAAATTATTAATATTTATATTAAACAAATAATAACATGGCAGTATTAGACCCAACCGAAATAATGTTCACCGCTTTTGAGCCAAAGGTTCAAAATCGTTTCATAATGTATATTGATGGTATTCCAACTTATATGATTAAGAAGGCATCATCACCATCATTTAACGCAGGTGAAATCATATTAGATCATATCAACGTTTATCGTAAAGTAAAAGGTAAAGTTAGATGGAATGATATGACTTTAGAACTTTACGATCCCGTAACTCCAAGTGGTGCTCAAGCAGTAATGGAATGGGCTCGTTTAGCTCACGAATCAGTAACAGGTAGAGATGGATATAGTGATTTCTATAAAAAAGATTTACGTTTAGATATCTTAGGACCAGTTGGTGATGTAGTAGGAGAATGGATTATCAAAGGTGCTTATGTTAAAGAAGCTAACTTTGGTGAATTTGATTGGTCTAATGAAGCTTATGTAAGTATTAATACTACAATCGCTATGGATTATTGTATCTTGAACTACTAGTCAATAAATTATATTAATAAGAGAACCGTCCATTTGGACGGTTTCCTTTATCTTTGTATATTTATATATATAAAACAAATTATAAAACGTTATGGAATCAAAACACAAATTTCCCACAGAACAAATTGACTTGCCTTCAAAAGGTTTAATCTACCCCTTAGAATCACCATTATCAAAAGGTACTATTGAGATGAAGTATATGACAGCAAAAGAAGAAGATATTCTCTCTAATTCTAACTACATTAAACAAGGAACAGTTATTGATAAATTACTACAATCAATGATTATTACACCTATTGATTTTAATGAATTGCTAAATGGAGATAAAAATGCTATTTTAATCGCTGCTCGTATCTTAGGATATGGTAAAGATTACGATTTTATACTTACTGATCCTAAAACAGGAACATCAGAAAAAGCAACAGCAGATTTAACAACATTAAAAGAAAAAGAAATTGATGAATCATTATTCACTCCAGGCACAAATGAATTTAATTTTCAATTACCTTTTTCTAAAGTTAATATAACTTTTAAGTTATTAAGTCATGGTGATGAAAATAAGATTGAAAAAGAAATTAAAGGATTATCTAGGATTAATTCACAAGGTTCATATGATGTTACAACTCGTTTAAAACATACTATTATAGCGGTTGATGGAGATAGAGATACAGCTTCTATTAGAGAATTTGTAGATAATATATTAGCTAGGGATATTAGAGCATTGCGTGACTTTATCAACAAAATAATGCCAGATGTAGACATGAAAATTGATGTGACTAAAGCTAATGGAGACGTAGTGGAGGGCGTTGATTTACCAATTGGTGTCAGCTTTTTTTGGCCTGACTCCGGAGTATAAAAAAATAATTTTAGATGAAATATTTACATTATGTTATCATAGTAATGGTGGGTTTACTCATGATGAAGCATATAATATGCCTATAAGATATAGACATTATTATATTCATAAAATAAATGAAACCCACCAACATCAACAAGAAATGATGGATCATAAATTTAATAAATCATCTAATAATGAACCAAATAAAAGACCAAAGGAACCACCAATAATACCAGATTTTGTATCTACAGCAAGAGCGCCTAAAAAATAGGTGCTCTTCATATTTATATGCGATATAAACTTAAAATTTAAATGCCATATCCTAATTATACTACAGCCGAGTTAGCAGC